GACCCATTGTGCTGAACAGACTGGAGTACGACACCAGCGTTTGACTGTTGGGTGCAACCGTGACCTTACCGGTGCCACCTTGGATGATCGTGCAGTTGAAACCCGCACCCAGACCCGAGGCACAGTTAATCGTCACTGCGCTGCTAGAGGTGCAGTAAATGATTTTGCCGTTGTCGGTGGCAGACAATGTGCGAGAAGTACTTGCCTCGGTAACAAGCACACCTGTCAGAATTTGCTGGACGGTGACCTTTTTGGTCGTACTGGATTGAACCGCAGGCAGTTCTTCAGTGAGAGCCAGTGGTGTCGTTACCGCAGGAAGGGCTGAAATTTTTGCGTCTGCCATGAGATTACTCCAAGAGAATCAAGCCGCCGTCCTCTTGAACGAGGTTGTCGCCGGACTCGGTGAGAAGGTTGCTTGTCGAACTACCACTATCACGGGTGCCCGTAAACAAAGTTGCAATGCCGCCAAGGCCAAGACCTAGCGCGTTGCGGAGAGCGACACCGAAGCTCATTGCTTGTTGATTGGTTTGCAGTAAACCACACCCGCATCAGACACTTGGATTGCACTGACACGCCAAGGAGCGCCGGTGCCCATTGGCAGGTAGAACGGAATCGGTGTATAGGCGGGGATCGGAGTGCTGGCAGTCGTTGCAACAGCTGCCGGACCCACTTCAACGTAGCAGGGGGTGGTAGACCAGATCACCACGCCTTCAGGACCAGGATTCCAATCAGAAGTGTTGCCTGCGGTGCCGGTGTAGGACGCAGTGCGACCGGGAAAATCGGCCTTTGAAAGAGGATTCAGGAGTTCCATGATGTGTCCTTATGCCAAGAAACGCAATTTGTAGAGGGTTGTGAGGTACAGCTCAACGATATTATCGATCAACTGTTGCAACGAGGAGTCCGACTTATCGCACACATCGTAACGGCCTTTTTCGATCTCGGCAAGTTGGTCTTGCAAGAACTCGATGATGTTGGTGGTCTTCTTGGCCGCAGGGATGGCAATCGGGCCAATCAGCCCGTGGCGACCTTGGTATGCCTCGGCAAACGCATCAGCCACGTCAATGACCTCATCGTAAAACGTGTTCAGAGCCACATGTTTGGAGTAGCTGCGGGTGTTCAGATGCACTGAATGGGCCACATTCCGGCCCAAAAACAGCAGACCCATCAATTGTGCTGCGTTCATTGTTGTGGCTCCATCTGTTCGGGCATCATTTCAGGCCCGACATCCACGTCTTGACCCGGCATCTCGGCAACTAGGTCGCCAGAGGTGATCATGCCATGCACGGTGCCCAAAACGATGTCTTGGACCTGCTCGGGCGACATGCTGGCCTGCACAGTCGAGATTCGCTGTGTTTCGGCCTGATATGCCTTGACCTGCGCCTCGAAATCCTTGCGCTCCAGATCCCGCATTTCGATGGATTTGCCCACATTTTGGATCATCTGGTGCATGTTTTCCATCTCGGCACCCATCGCTTGGATTTGCTGCTCGGCAGCCTGCAATGCGGGCGATTTGTCATCGTCGGCCAAGATTTTGGGGTCGATCGTCTTGGCAAAACGCTTGGACATCTCCTGAGCACCAGGCCAGTCCATGTTCTTGACAAACAAATCGCCAGCCACTTGCCACAATTGTGGGTTGCCTTGCAGCAACTGAGCCATCGCCTCGAGAGCCTCTTGACGCTTGGTGGCGTAGCCTGGGCCAGTGATTGCCACAACGTCGTATTTGCCGACGCCGGGGTTGTAGATCTTCTCGATCACAATGCCCTGATCGTCCACAATCTGGTTGACGGGTTCTTGCTGGACAGGATTGATCTTGACCATCTTTGTCTCGCCGTCTTCGCCAATGATCCGGGCGATACGCTGGGTATCGTAGATCTTGGGGATCAGGTCAATCAGCTGACGGGCGATGTGACGCACGCCACGGGCCAAGTTGTCACCGTAGTGGTACGTGCCCACGTCGCCTTCACGCTGGCGGGCCAAGATGGCTTTGCCGCTACGCTCGTTGGAACCCATGCCTAGCGATGCGTTGTACTGGCCGGTGGTCGCCTTGATGTCTTCAGCAGCGCCCGATTTGGCTTGCAAAAGGCCGCTGGAGGCCATTGGAGGCTGCGCACGCTGTGGCAGGGGCAACACGCTGCCTTGACCGTCTGTGACGTCAGGATTGACCTCCAAATAGGGCCAGTTGTTCGTGTTGGCGGTCTTCCACTTGTCTTCGTAGCCTTCAAACTGACCACCGTAACCGATGAACGGTGCTTTGGGGGCCAGAGCCAGCATCTCGGCTTCTTGCGAAACCCAGTAGTTGTACATGCGCTGGGCATCTTTGGCGTTACGCACCAAGCCCGACACGTACAAACGGCCATCAACCTCGAACTCGTTGCCGACAATACGAACCACGGGGATCCATTTGCCTGCCCACTCGCGTTCCTCAAGGATCTCGTAGCCGTTGATCTTGCAATACTTGACCTTCGGACGCTCGGACACACGGCTGCGCTTGGGTTTGCCGTACACAGCACGCAGTTCTTTGTCCTCGGGCGTGCCTTCAAAGGCTGTCGCGTTGCCAGGGTACAAGTTCAGCGTGGCTTTGTCGTAGTCGATGTAATAGTAGTCCGCGATGCGGACGGTGTCTTCGTTCAGCCAGTTGCTGATCGACTGATCACCCACACCCAGCGATTGGAGGGTCGAGATGGGCGCTGCATCGGGGTACATACGCTCATATTCAGCCTTGGTCACGTCCTCGGTGATGAAACACCACTTGGCGTCTGCACCAGTGGGGTCTTGGATCAGCGGGTCCATGTAGACCGAGAAGCTGTTGCGGATACGACCAATCTTGATGTCCTGATCAAACGTGTTGTCGTCGCAATACTCGGTCAGCAGGCGGATGTAGCCCTCTCCGTAGGCCACTTGGTTTTCGCAGGCGGTGTCATAGGCCACGTCAGCATCAGAGATGTACTCGATGTGACGGATCATGCCGTTGAACACCTCGGCAACCTGCACATCAGCGTTGTCGTCCACGGGGATGACTTTGGCACCAGGACGGTTTTGACGCTGGTCGTTGGTGACCTGGCGCACGTGCTGGGGCAGCTTGTTGATCGTGAGGGTGGGGCGGGCGTTGATGGTCTGGCCTTGGACCGCACCACGGGTTGCCAGCACATCGGCGGGCCACTGCCAGTGGTTGTCGGGCGAACCGGCGTAGAACCGCAGGTCGTCGATCTCATCTTCACGCGATTCAGCCAACGACGAAACCGCCATATCAAGGCGGGCACGGGCGACTGTCAGAATGTCTGAGTCGGATTTTGCGGGTTTGCCACCGGCTGCTACGTTAGCCGCAGCAACCATGCCAGTTGGGTCAGCCATTCAGGACTCCTAATACGTGAGGCTCACGCATGACGACATATTCCTTGCCGTTATGCTTGAATTCTTGCCCTACGCCGAAGTATAGATGATCACCGACTTTCAGCTCTTTGCAATCAGGGCCAGCGGACACCACTATACCCGTTTCCTGCTTTTCTGTCGAAAGAAGCTCGAACATCGGGTGTTTTTCGACATCCACCTCAATGATGAGGCAGTTTTGCATGGCTTTGAGTGTCATTTTAAGTCTTTGATGAGTTGCGGCGCGATTACGACCAGGCCACCGCATATGGTTGCCACAGCGTCCATAAACTCAACGCCGTGACGACCGCCGCGTTTATTGTGCCACCAGTCTGAGACTTCTTTACCCACACCGACGATTGCAACTGCAATCAGTGCAATGGTGGGGTCAAACAAAGATGCCGGAGGGGCAGCAACCAGTGCACCGTACAGAAAATGATTGGCCTTATCTTGAGGCAGTAAAGGTAAGCTCATTTTTTGCTTTTTGGGGCTGATTTCTGGGCTTCACGCTTGACGGAATACGCGATGGCGACGGCCTGCTTGACTGGTTTGCCAGCTTTGACCTCGGCTTTCACGTTGGCGCTGAAGGCTTTGGGAGATGCAGATTTCTTCAGTGGCATTTTACGACCCCATCCATCCGGTTGATGCTGCGCTGCGGTCCATGTTGATCGTGCGCGTTGTGTTACGAGAATTGTACTCCCCACGGCTTGCCACGGGAAATGCAAACGTCACGGCCAGGGCGTCAGCCGCATCAGGAGAGGCCAGCCCACGGGCTTTCATCTCCTTTTTCCCTTCCAAAAAGATCGTCCCCGCCGAGTTGGGCTTCTTCATCGGGCCGATCAGGTCGTTCTTGAGTGCGCGGTCCTGCGGGATCGAGGCTGTTCTGAGCCAGTCACGCATCGCACCCCACATCTCGGCCCGTTTGTTGCCCCACATGATCGGGTTTTTGGCTTTCCACGCGAAGTTCACCCCGCGCACTTTGTACCGCTGCTCGGTCAACCTGTCAAGAATCCCGTATCCAAGGCCACCCTCGTCGATCACGGTGAGCACGGGCTTGAACTCCTCGATGGCATCAATCACGTGGCCCACCACGCTCATGGTGTCCTCACCTTTTAGGCGCTTGATCGAGATCACGTCCCGCCCTTGGCGCACCAGGATCACTGTGGAGTCCATGCCGCCCCGCGCAGGGTCCACACCAATCACGATCGGTGCCGTCATGTCTTTCCAACGCTCCCGCTTGAACGCATCCTCAACCACCACGGGCGAGATGAACTGGTCTTCACCGGCAGCGGGGAACTCACCGTAGACCTCGACACGGGCCTGGATAGAGTCTTCACCGTACTCGGCGATGATCTGGTCGTAGACCTGCTTGTCGGTGCCCTCGACTGTGCGGGCGTCGATGATCTCGCCGTCCCAGAAATCCCGCTTGCCGTGGAATGTCTCGAAAAAGTACCCCGTGTTTCGCCGTGGGTTACTGAACGCGAACCAGTACCGGTCAAGGATCTTCTCGGTAAAGAACCCCGAGGCCACCGACCAGATGCCATCAGGGATACCGCTGGCCTCGTCAAAGATCACCATCATCCCGTCGTGGTTGTGCACACCGGCGTACGAGTCGGGGTTCTCCTCGGACCAGAGCTTGCCCTCAGCGGCCCAGTACCGGGTACCCTTCTTCAGGTCCCGCTCGACCAGTTCTGTCAACCACTGCGCAGGCACCAGCTTGGTGGCCGACGGTTCCCACCAGTGCGAGTTGATCGCCATCGTGGCCCATTTAGTCAGTTCACCCCAGGTGACAGTACGAAGCTGGTTCTCGCTGTTAGCCGAGACAATCACGCTTGACCCGATCCTAGTTGTCAGCATCCACAGGATGAGCCACGACACCAGTGCCGATTTGCCAATCCCCCGGCCAGACGATACAGACCGCCTGAGCGCGTCCATGTCCAGCTTGCCCCTGTTGGCCTTGATGTGATCGGCAATCTTGCGAAGTGTGCGCCGCTGCCATGCGCGAGGTCCTTTGAAGTGCTCGAGTGGGGTGTTCTTCTGCCCCCAGGGGAACGCGAACAGGACAAACGTCTCTGGGTTGTCGGCAACTTGTGGACTCCACAGCTGCGTCATCAGGGTTTGTTCTTCGTCAGGCGAGTAACGGGGTTTCTGCATCAGTCGTCCAATCTGGGGGTCACATCTATCACTTCGGCATCAATCACCCGGGCGTGGGCCTGTGCCAACGCCTCGGTGATGCTGATCCCACCGGACACTTCAATATTCGTCGTGGCACCGTACTTCTTACGATTGTGTGCGCCCATGAGCCACTTACGAGTGTCGATCTTGAGCTTGGACCGGTTCACGTCCTCGATGCTGTCCTCGGCATCGGCAATCTCGATGATCTCGCCAGCCATGAACTCGGTGCGCAGCTCCTGGGCTTCGTCAAACAACTGCTTACGGGTGGGGTCTTTCTTGATCCACCGGTAGAAGTCGTTGTAGTCAATGTCCCGATGGTCGTCTCGCAAAACTTGGGACAGGGACATGCCGTGGGCAATCGAGTCGATGGCACGCATGAAGACCTGCTCATACTGTACGAGTACGAGTGCTTTGCCTTCGGGCGAAGGTTTAGGTGGGGTAGGTTCCAGCCAGTCTGGTAGCAGTGTGACATCTGCGCCTACGGGATTGGGATTCAATGTGTCCATAGTGTCCATAGGGTAGCACAAATGTTGCTGGAGAGTAAATGCACCCAGTGGGTCTGTGATTCTTTGGAAAATTTTAAAAAATTGTTCGCGGTACCGCCGTAGCCGCAGACCCTTGTTGCTCGGCCCTACCCCCTCCCCCTCGGCCACCAGGGCATCGCGGCTCCGATGCTCCACGGCGTGAGCCAATGAGCCACCGAATCCATGCACCAATGACCCAGCGGGTCAGTGATCCAATGCACCCAATGGGTCACAATGCACCCAATGGGCCATTGGATCAGCGCATCATGCACCCAGCGGGTGACTGATCCACTGGGTTTTGTGCCCGCTGGGTCACTGATCCACTGGGTTTTGTGGTGCGTGAGGCGGTAAACCCAGCGGGTGAGGGAATAACCCGCTGGGTCATGGAAACGCGAAAAAAGGGGGCGAGTGCGTCAACGGTGACATCGCGCAGGCGAGGGGGAGGAAATAGACATTTTCAATTTGCACAAGGATTCAGCAAATCCCCGAATCCCATTCCCCTCTGTAAGTCACAACTGACGCACAGATCCAAGTGCACCCAGCGGGTAAGGGAAAGCACCTATGCATTTATTTTGTTGACACATTGCACCCACTGGGTCATTGTGTGCTATGATTGCATCACCGACACAAAATCGGCCTTGTAACTTGTAACTGTAATTGGAGAACACAATGAATCGTCATGCTTTGCACTACATCGAATTAAACCCCGCGCCCTTGAATGAGGGCCCCTCAGATCTGGCCATTGTGGCAGGCGCTGCGGCGCTTGTCGCCGGCCTAGGTCTGATCCTTGTCGTTTTGTTTTCCCTGTAACCCGTAACCTGTAATTGGAGAATTGACCCATGAAAAACGAAAACCCCGTTCTGCTGGCCGCCGCGGTTGACCGCTTGGCACTGATCAAGGCCCAGCTGGCCAACTTGAAGGCTGAGGAGGATCAAATCAAAGCCGTGTTGATCGAAGCCGGCCAGGCGGCCATTGAAGGCCAACTGCATCGCGCCGCGGTGAGCTTCTGCCCAGGCCGTGATGTAACCGATTGGAAAAGCATCGCTGAGCACTTTTCACCTTCGCGCCAGCTGATCACTGCGCACACGTCAACCGGCGCCGCGTTCTACACCGTGCGCGTTTCAGCACGTAAGGGGGCTTGATCATGTTCTACATTCGAAACTGTAACGGTCATATTGTGGGCAACCCCAAGGGATATCGCACGCACCGAGGCGCCCAGGCTCAATGCGAGAGAAAAGGCAAAATTAGAGAATCAATCTATACCGCATGGGCTGAAAAACCTAGAACCAATGATGAAACTCGAAACCTTGTTTATTCCATCAAATGGGAGAATTGAAAATGCGATACGAAGACACAGACCTAGATTATGCGGAATTCACCGCCGACGATGAGCGGGCGCTGGCCGACATGGAGCGCGAACAACGCACCGCGGCCAGGCGCGCCCAGCTGCGCGAACAACTCGAAGGGGGCCAGGCATGAAATACCACTTTGTATTGAAATCGGCTAACTCGAAGACTGGCCCGCTGCCCGTGACTTACTCGCAGCGGGAGACGTGCCCCCAGAGCTGCCCGCACTACCGCGCCGACTGCTACGCTGAAGACTACTACACCCGCATGAGCTGGGACAAAGTAGCCGAGCGCGGGGGCACGCTGGGGGATCTTTGCGAATCAGTGGCCGCCCTGCCAGCTGGCCAACTGTGGCGCTTCAACGTCGCGGGAGACCTGCCAGGCGCAGGTGAAGAGGTGGACGCGGCCGCACTGGGTGAGAT